ATTTCTGACATTATTATAGGGTACGGAAACGAGGTAGGGGTAGAGTAGCTGTTGTAAAACCCCACGTACATAGACATGAAAGAGGTGCCTTCTATAGCTGCGCCGACAAAGATCCTCTGCCCGTTCACTACCACCCAATAGTCTAAAGGCAGTTGATAGGCAGGGAACCACTTCTGCGTAGACTCTCCTGTATTTATGGCGTCGCTGGTATACGCTGTGTAGTACCTAACTCCTATATTGTAGTAGTCTCCTAACACATCTTGAGACGTGTCGAACCTCGCCAAAATAATTTTAGTGCCGTCTAGGCCAGGTCCTTGTAAGACCAGACGCCTATCGTCCGATACAAGGTCAGAGTCTATGTCTATCCACTCTTGGCTGGCTGCAGATAAATCTGACTGGCGCACCTCTATAACAAAAGAGTCACTAACAGAGAAGTTGGTACCTCCGTTAGTTATGAGGAAATCTATACCTGCGCTGGTGTAGGGTACGCCTGTTGTTGCCGAAGCGAGAGCACCGGTAACTGACCCTACTACGGACCATGTGTCAGATCCTGCAGAAGCACTAGTAACAGTGAGGGTAAACGCTTCCGTTACGCTCCCGCCTTTAGTCTCTACGCTACCTAAAGTCCCGTTGCCGGTACCAGTGAAGTCGCCTGAGTCTATGTAGAACTTGTCTCCGGCGGCAAAATTAGTGCCTCCAGAGGTCAGTTTAAATGCCACCTTTGTATAGTCAAACTCTGTACCGGTGATATAATTTGTACTAACGGTGCCACTAACCGAACCAACCACAGACCAAATCTCTTCTCCTGCTGTAGTGTCATCAGAGCACGTAACAGTCCACAGTTCACCAGACCCTGCTGAATCCAAATCAACACGGCTGGTAGTCCCGTTACCTGTATTTCCTCCGTCGGCGGTAATGGTACCCTGTTCACCGTACCCCATAGAAAGCCTACGAATAACTTCGAGAAGCTCATAGTGTCCTGTACACGTCCCAGCTTTGTGTGGCATTTACCGTTTCTCCAACAATTCTCGAACTACATCAGGGTTATTTTGGATAGAGTTTATCACAACTCTCTCCCCCTCTGATGAATCCATGTAGTCTTTTATTACTCCACTGTCCCAGGCGTTAATGACTCTTAGGCCAGGCTGTTGTGAAGGCTGTACAGAGTCTGAAATTTTAGAAGCTATGTCGTTAATGCCGTTGGAACTTTTCATCCCCACTACACCGCCAGAAGAGAAACCTCTCAATGCTTGCTGGTTTGCTCTGTGAATAGTGCCAGCGCCCAGTTGTTTTACCAGTTTGGCATTTAGTATAGCCTCTCCGTTAGAGACTGCTATAGGTCTGATAGCTCTACCGCCTTCCATGACAACACCAGGCACAGAATCCGAAGTCCCGGTACCTGGCCCCTTAATAATGCCCCCAGAGCTGAAACTGGTTTGTACGTCTCCGTTACTGACAACTCCACCGGTTTTGGCCTTGGAGAAGAGGCCTAACAGACCGGATGCCGGTCCGTTCTTTCCACCAAAAGAGCCTATCCCAGACAGTATAGCTTCCTGCAGAGCTGCTTTAGCGATCTGTTTAGAGAGGTCGGCAAAAAACCTTCTGGCAGAATCCCTCATCTTAGTGAAAGATTCGTCACCTGTAGCAGCCATATCCACCAAACTACCAGACAAAGCCCCTATAGAGTCTGTCAAACCCTGCGTCATAACGTCCTTCCACTCTACCAACTTATCTTGTGCGTCGGTGAGCTTGGCGTAGGCTAAGTCCAGTATGGTGGGGTCTAAACTATCTAACTGAACCTGTAAGTTTTCTACTTGGTCCTTCGCACCCCTCAAATCCTTCTGCAACCCCACGTCTGTAGGCTTCAGACCTTGCTGGGTCTGTATCTCATCTTTAGTAGCTTCTGCGGCGGTTAGTTGACCCTCCAATGAAGATCTCTGTTCCTCCTCCGTTAAAGCCCCACCTAACGACAGTCGGTACTTCTGCTCCCCAGAAAGTTCTGAAGCCTTTACCTCATCTTCCTTAAGCTTTAAAAGCCTTCTGTTGTAGCCAGCTATCTGTTCGTCTTGAGTGTTTTTATACTTCTGGGCCTCTGCACCTTTCTCTGCCTGTTCCGCCTGGATCTTGGCGTAGCCTTCTATCGCACCGTACTCGGCCAGCATGCCTTCAAGGGCTTCCGTAGTGTCTGAACTTAAAAGAGCCTGCTCTTTGGTGTTGTCGGCAAGAAGGTTGTTAAGGACTAGTACGTCTTCTTCATAGTCCTCTGGCTTCTCCAACTCCAAGCCCTTCTTCACTAGTTCCAAGTTCTTCTTACGAATCTCTAAAAGCCTCTCAGCTACCTCCTGCAACTCTTTCCTAGTCTCGTCTTCCTGAGTACCTTCTAAGACGCCTTGCTTGTCTCGTAACTTAACCAGCTTACGGTCAAACTTGTCCTTACGCTTTGTATCTCCTATATCCTTGGCAAACCCTCTCACCTCTTCAGTGGCTGAAATTTCCCTGGTAACCTGCCCACGCTGTAACTTCTGCTTCTGCTGAAGTAGTCCTCCTTCTTCCAGCACGGAAGGGAACTTGCCCTGTTCTTTGGCTTTTTTAATATCCCTTGATAGGCGGTTAATCTCCGTCTCTACGTCCGCTTCAGGGATGTATGTAAACCCTTCAACTTTCCTTTTTTTCTCTGCTGTTGTTTGAGCTTTAGCGGCTTGGTCACTCTTTATAGCCTTCTGCACATCTTCAAGGAACTTTCTAAACTCCCGAGTAAGTTGAATCCTTCCGTCTTCGTCGGCCTTAGTAAATCTCGCTGACTCCTCGGGCACTTGAAGATTTTTTAAATACCTAGAAAGTTGGCCGCCTTCACTGGTTAGCTCAGTGAACTCGGCTATGCCAGTATCTCCTGTCTTCCGCAACTCTTTGTTGGCCTCGGTTACTGCCGCCTTAGCAATCTCTAAAGCAGCTTCTTGGGCTTGTTGTTGTTGGGCCACGTAAGTTAGGTCTGAAAGATCCTGCACCCCGCTGGATGGTAGCCTAAACTGCCCAAAGAACCCTTCGCCTCTAGACCTAATACCTGTTTCCCTCTGCTGCAACGTAGCGATAGCTTCCTCTATCTCTACCACGTTGCCTTTTTCAGCAGCACTCTCTTTAACGGCAGCTATGTAAGCGGTGAGCTCTTCAAAGGTATCGATGCCCGCAGACTCAAGACGAGTGACGGTATCTTGGCGCCTTTCTACAACACCTTTTGTAGACTCTGCGTCCCTTTCTAGGGAAGTTACAACTTCCGCTCCTACTTCCCTTAAAGTCTGTAAAATTTCCTCAGTAGAAGCATCCACGCCTAATGCGCTGAGGCGTGACGAAAGAGCTTCTACTTTGGCCGCGTCCGCAGGAGAAAGGCCCTCGGCGCCTAGGTTACGTACCGCGTAATTTACCGCTTCCTCGCGTAACGCTTTGGCCTGCGTATCTGCCCCTGTCCTCGTTGTCGCAATGCCTGACAACTCAGCAGCCCTATTAGCGTCTGCTTCCCCGGTTCCCAGACCTAGCTGTGATAATACATTTCTAGCTGCTAAAGAGCCTGCTTCCAAACCAGATAAAGACTTGACCAACTCATCCCTAGCAGCCTGAGTCTGCCCTTCCACCAGGTCGCCCAACACCGCATTTATGTTGTCAGAAAACCCCTCAATAACTTCCTGCAGGCCTTTTAAAGTACCTTCTGTAGACTCCGCCTTGTCTAGGTCATAGTCTTCTAACGCTTCCTCTATGCCGGCCAACTCTGACTGGCTTTTAGCCAAAAGAGACTGCGCCGCTGATATTTTCCCTTCTATACCTTCGCCAAAAAGTTTATTTAGGCCAGGGATGTAGTCTTTGAAAGAGGTTACTAAAGTTGCTGCAGTAACAACTACTGAAAGTAACTTGCCAAGAGGGTGCAGGCTGAACCCGGCCTTAAAAACCCCTACCAAACCACCTAACTTAGTGGTGGAGGCTGTAATACCTTTAACCCCTCCTGCATCTTTCCCAAAACCTTTACCTAAAAACAGCGCTAGAGTGGACCCTAGTGCGATAATAGCGTTAACAACTTCCCCGGCCAGCTTGCCACCAGAAGCCTCCGCCCCTGTAGTAGCTGCGGAAGTTACTCCGGCAGCCCCTAGCGCCGCAGCGCCTTTCTTCAGGAACCCTCCCCTGGTCTTAACCGCCGCAGTAGCTCCGGCAGCCAGCGACGCTATGAAGCCTCCTGATGCGCCGCCCTTTACGTTGCTCTTCTCTAAGCCTTCATCGACTTTCTTTAAAAACTCGGTCAGATAGGTGGTGGCTTCGGCCAGGGATCCCACCAAGGTACCGGACAACGTATCCGCCAGACCGGTGATAACGGCGCCTAAGTTCTGCGCGGAACCGCGCAAAGACTCCAACTGAGTTTTAGACCCTTCCGCCGAGGCGCCTGGATCTCCGATTCTGGCCAGTGAGTCATTTAACTGGTCTACGTTTTTAGTAAGAACTTTGAAAACGTTTTCAGCCCTGGTGTCGATGACACGAGAAAAAAGCTTGGAGGCAGAGCCAGAAGCACCTAGCCTTTTAAACTCTTCGATTACTGACTGTAGAGGGTTCTCTGACTGCCTGAACTGGAAAAACTTGTCCTGCACCTGCTCTGAGCTGAGGTTTTCCCCGAGCTCCGCGTAGCGCTGAACCAAAACATCCACAGTCTTTTTGTCTGGGCTCATCAACTCCAGTACAGTCTGTCTTAGGCCAGTGGAAACTGTGGAGGCTTTGATACCGGCGTTCCTAAGAACCGTTACAGCAGAAAGAAACTGCTCTGAGCTTATGTTATACGCCTTAGAGACCTGTAAACCTCTACTAAGGATAGTGCTAAGATCCTCCGCTGTCAGCTTAGAGATATTTACCGCTTTGGTGAGTTGGTCAGCAATACTTCCGTCAGACAGGTCTGTATAAACGTTCCGCATGGTACTAATAAGGTCAGCGGATACTTGTAGGGTGCTGTTGGTGGCGGCGGCAAATTGCGCCACAGCTTTAAGTGCTGTGTCTTGCTCTTCCGGAGATACCCCGGCCTGAGCCAAAACCTGTGCCGATTGCGCTATCTCATCGATACCAAACTTAGTAGTGACTGCAACGCTTTTAATGGTAGCTTCGATCTTCGACATATCCTTGTCAGTGGCACGAGACACCGCTTGGATAGACTTTAGGCTAGCATCCAGACCTACGAGCCCGCCCGTTAGTCCTTTCACTGCGCCCAACACTTGGTATAGAGCACCATACCCAATAGCATAACGAAAGAACTGCCTTAGTGTCCGGCCCGCAAACTCCGAAACCTTGCCGAAATTAGTCATCCCACCACTAACAGCCTTGAGACGTTCTTTAGACTTACCTAGCTGGGTATTAACTCTAACTAGGTCTTTCTCTACGCCTTCAAGTTTTAACGCACTACCTGGAGTAGCTCCTCTTTGAGAAAGTAATACCTGTCTTTGCGCCTCCAAGAACTCTTTCTGTCGGCTCAGGTAAGCGTTAGCTGACACTTGCTTTTCTGGGGCTACTTTGTAAAAGTCCCCACCTGCCCGGTCTAATGCACGTCCACCAGATGCAGCCTCGGCCACCTTGGCCTGATTAACTCTAAGGCGAGATAAAGTCTGGGCAGTCTTCTCAGTTTGAATTCTGAGCTCTTTCTGCCTCTCAATGCTGTTCTTGTGTCGTGCTTTATTAGCCTTATCCCGCCGTAGTGTGGCAGCGTTAACCTGAGTGTCCAGCTTAGCTTGTCTAGTCTTCTCACTACCTAGTTGCTGCAGACCTCTGGCCTGCTGTCCGAGCCCTACGTTGAGATCCCTAAGTCCTGTTAGTTCCTTACTGAAAGACTTACCAGTAACTTTCTCAAGCTCTTGATAACTTTTCTTGAGAGCGGTAACTGTCGCAATTCTTTCTTTTATTTTGGCGCGGTCGGTATCTATCCGGGTTTGGGCACCGGGCTTTCGTAACTCCCTGCGCTTAGCAGAAGGTGAGGTGATCTTGTCCAGCTCTTCAAAGGCGGTGTTGAGGGGGGCTTTGGCTTTGCGGGTCTGCGCGTAGAGGTCGGTCTCTCGGTCTATACCTCTCTGACGGTCCAGTTCCCGCTTCTTCTGCGCTCTGACATCTCTGCCAAACTCGTCGGCAGTTTGTAGTCGCTTTTGTAGTTTTCTCTTATCTTTGGCGTCGGTAAACGCTATGCCTCCTACGGAAGTGTCCAAGAAGGTCTTATCGTCAGCACTTAAAATCTCTCTGGAACCTAGAGACTTAGTTATCCCCCCTTGGCGCTTTAGAGCCTCCTTAGTAAACGCTTGAAAGTTAGCTATGTCCTCTTGCACCCCTTTTTGGGCTAATAACTTAACTCTCTTTTTGGGCGTAGCTTTAGCGTACCTATCTAAAAAGGACTCACCTCGTTGTATAGAGTCGGCATTGGCTATGACGGACTTATTCAGCTCTTCGCCAGCCGTTTTATAGACATTCGCTAGTTGTAAAAACTGACTCCTAGTGGTCTTGGCAAAACCCTTTAACTCCTTAGGGAAGTCCTCTCCAGAAGGTACAAGGCTTTGCAGTAGGTCCGTCTTCTGCACCTTCTCACCTTTGCGCCTACCTCTCTGAACAGTCTCTTGCTTTAGTACCTTGTCCGCAGAGTTTAATATTGTACGGTACGTCTTAGCTAGTTCGGCACTAGCCTTCTGCACCTCTGGTGTAGGTACTTTGGAGAGTTGCGTAATAGAGTCTTTAATCGTCTTACGCAACTTGTTCGCAGACACTTTAGTCAGCTTTGGGTTAAGTTCTAAACCTATCTCAGCTTGTACAACTTCCTTAGCCATTTCTAAAACCCCATACTTTTAAGTGACGCCTTTCCCTGCGCCGTTGATATATCGTGGACCTTCGCGCTTTCGCTAGACCCTCCTGACATCTCTCCACCAAACCCGTAAACACAGGCTTCCAACTGTACTCTGCTAAGCCTGGAGGTGTGGGTGTGAGACGCTTTAATAATTTCGAGGGCGATGCCTCGGTCTACTTCTGTGTAGAGGTACTTCGCTTTGTGGTAATCAAACCCGGTACTGATAAGGGCACTGACGCTAGTGTCCAACTCTGATACGTAACTGATGTAGTCAGAGTAAAAGCCTTTACTGGCAGGTTGAGTATTAACGCCCTCCGACGGTTTTTCAAACTCAGCTTTAAGGGCGAGTACCCTTTCTGAGAAATACTTTATATGTTCGTTAGTAATTTCTTCTATACCACAGCCAAGTAGTAAGGATTTGTGATAGCAGGCAGCAATAAGAGACTCCTCTTCAGAAGGTAGGTTATCAAACTCCTTGAACAGGATTTCAAAAGCCAGAAGAGGGATAGGAAACGGTAGTTCCGTTTCCTTTAAAAATATAGAGGGTTCAAACAAGGCTAAACTCCACTAGTAAATACCTGAGAGTTTAGCCTTGTTTGGGGTGTATAGCTAGGTTTGTACTACTGCTCCCCACCTCCTATGTACATACCTACTGGGTGGTTGGGTATAATATCAGCCAAGTGTTCAAGATCTTGGCCAGCACCGTACTCAGACGCTGAAGGCTGTAAAGCATCCAACTCCAACGCGAAACTTGCAAAGTCAGTAGCGTTAGTGGCGTAATCCATACTGCCTGCTATAGAAGTTTTCCAGAAATTAAACCCTATTGGGCGGCCTGTAGATTGATCTACCTGTATCAGGCTGGCAGAAAAATAGTTGGTCTGCGTAATGCCGCCTACGGCAATGGCTTTGGCGTGAAAGATGTGGACAGTAGCTGTAGTACCGGTAACAGCAACGGCTAGGCCGGGGGCAATTGTCAAAGTATCCACAGCCACACTGACTACGCGGGAATGTTGTACTGTATCAGGTTTGCCGTCTTCATAGATAACCACCAAGTCGTCAGTGGCAAAGCTAGTGCCTTCTCCTGTAGTAACATCAACAGTAGTAGCTGCAACAACTTCGTCAGAAACCACTAGGGATGCCACGTCGGCAGCCGCTGCTGGAATACCTTCCCCCAGCATAACGCTTAGGTTACGGCGCGAACCTTCTCTCAAGGTTCCTGTAACAGAGCTTTCTTGGGAAATGATAGCACTGGTGATAGTCTTCTGCGGAAACCCTCCAAGCAGCTTAACAGACTCTTGAGAGGCTGTTACAGTAACTTCATCAACCACTCCTACGGAGTGTGTTTGCAGTAGTTGTCCTGCTGAACTCAAAGCGCCTAAACGCAGTTCCGCAGTACCTATAGGGTATTTATTAGTAACTGGACTTCCTAAAGTTGCCATGTTTGTTTCCTCTTGAAACGTTTCAAATTATATGCGCCATAGGAGTATAGCACTCGTTAACAAGCCTTCAAAACTAGAAAGCCTTCTTCAACTTATTCCGTCTACGAAACCCGTAAGCCCTACTAACAGGGTCAAATAAGGGCCTCGGTTCCTGTCTCCTTGAATGGGTCCTGGTGCCATTCTCAAAAAATGCCAACTTCTTTAAGGGTCCTGTCAAGTGTAGCGCAGACCCTGTTGAGTCCGGAGCTAAGTACCTGCCCATAAGAAACTCAGACAAAGCGGCGTTACTTGTAGGGGCAGAGTATCTGTAGGAGTAGTTCACTACTAAAGAAACATTAGTCCCTCTAACTCTTGGTTTCTTACTTATTCTTTTGCTTCTGGTAATGCCTTTGGTGGTTCCTTGGGTATCTACTGCGGCTTGAAGCAGCTTATTGGTCTGCCCGGTGTACCTCCTAAAGCTCTTAAACTGCTTCCTCTTGTAATATCTATCCTCAAGAGGGTCCCAAGGCTTGTGTAGCACAACCCCTAAGCCTCGTATCGGTGTGTCATCTACATAACGCCCGCCATCTCTGGCTTCATTAACCAGTGTCTTCAACCCTACTCTACGAAACGACTGATAATCCTTTACTAGTAGAGGTTCTACAGTCTTAGTCCAGTAATAGTCAGAGACCTTAGCGCTCAATACCTTACCGTCAGAGGAGTTTGTCAAGGTATCACCTTTCTTACTTTTCCCAAACAGGGCTTTGACAATAGACTCCTCTGACAAGCGTATTGTTATGTTTTGAGCCTTGGAGCTCTTAGACCTAGCCACTGGCTGCTTTACCATACACAGAAGCTGTACGGATTCCAGACTGCTTATCGTACTCTTGAGGCTCAACCCTTACATCAGAGACGTACATAAACCCCTGTTTAGGCCCTACAACAACGCCTGAATAGTCCATTACATCATAACTTTTTCCTACAGTGAAGATGTCTTTTATGTCCCCAACGAGACTTAAGATATTGTAGTTAGCAGCATCGTTAGTAGTTCTCGCTCCTACCCTAAATACGAAAGAGTACAAAGGTGCTTTAGGGGCCTCGTCGAAGGTCAAAAACTCCCACACCAACGCATCTTTACTTGAACTCAAGAGGTCTGTCACTGCGGTCACATCGTCCATATCCACAAGTTTTAGATCTTTAGATACAGCCAAATCATTAACCATCTTGTCTATGGAGCTTTTAAAAGCCAAGGCAAACTGAGGCAAACTATTTCTCCAAGAGGTAGGCGCGTTTCATGTTGAGTTCGGTATCCACCTCTTTAATGGTGTACCGCTTATCTTCTATCTCCAACTCCCCTCCTTCCGTGGGAGTTACGTAACTAGGTAACAACGCCCTGAACCTAGTGTAAACCACAAAGTCCAAGCCTGCGTCGGCATTGTTGGATGACGTTCTCTGTATGTAACACGGCACACTATAGGTAGTAGTTTCGTAAATGTCTCCTCCCATACCTGACGCTGAGTCAGTTTTGGTAAAAGAGATAATATTGGCAGTGTGTGTGGCTTTTTGAAGTAAGTAAATGTAGGTGGAATAAATGTCCCTAGTGGTATCGACAGATGACGACACTAGTAGGTAAACCTCACCGTTGGCAGACCTTAGGAGAGGGTATTCCCTTGGTAACTGCTCAGAGCTGGTAAGGTTACGTCGTAGGGAGCTGTGTTCTCTCTCGTTAATTACCCTACCAAACGACTCCAAGGAACCTTTGATAACCTCAGGAACCCATTTAGTGCCGTCGTACCCGTCGTAGGTATTCGTATCAAACTTCTTAGCAGCTCTGGTGAGTAACACATTACACTCCTGTTATAGGGTTGTAGCCTGAATACGTAGACTTCACCGGGGAGAGGGGCGTAGCTACAGAAGTCACCGCCGCCGCATCATTAATAATTCGTTTATAGGTCGCCACATTACCTTTAACGACATCCCTCATATCTTTCAAATCGAGCGTCCTTGGCCTGGACATCTCATCCTTTCCGTTAGACACCTTCTCTGGGATAACAAGAAGCGTCTCTATGGCACGGTAGGCCGCAAACCACATACTGTAAATTGACAACTGCATAGCAGTCTTATCCGCTGCAGAAGGTGCAGAGAGGATGTCTTGGTCTAACGCATCCTCCGCAGGGTCGTAAATACTGGCATCCCAATCATCTACATAGTCCCCTGGGTACCACTCATCCATGTCCAGCATGAACTGAGTCTTAAGAGTCTGCGTGGTCAAGATGTTTGCAGGTAAGTCTGCTTCGTCTAAACCTAACGCGGCCTGCACGGCCTCTACGGTGGTATACAAGATTGGTGTGGCCACGGTAACTCCTGGTTAGAACTCTTTTAAAACACCTGCTTCGTACTGTGACTTTTCCCAAAAATTGTCTTCAAGGGAAATAGGTTCGCTGGGTACGTTCAAACTGTATCTTGCACCTGTTACTAAATTTGTAATAGGTCTTGTTACTGCAACCAATCTTACCTTACCACTGGCTTCTTTATCTGTTTTAACTACTTTGGGTATAGAAGCCGAAAACTCTTCTTCGGACTTGTTGTCCGCTACGGCTTGTGCTGTAGGGGCCTTTCTACTTCTACCTCTTTTTGTGGGCTCTGACATTTCACTTTCCTTATATTAGGGAAAGGCGGGGCCTAAGCCCCGCCTAAACATTCTAACTTACCGACCTACTTATGCACCGATAACCAAACCCTTGAATGCTTCAGGATAGATTTTAGTGAACATAGAAGACTGGTCAAAACGCATACCTTTGGCACGACGAAGAACGTAGTTCTCAATCGCTTCGTAGGAGGCACTAACGTTTACAATCTTACGGATAGCGTAACGAGAGTCTATACCTATAACAGTATCCGCGCCCACTACAGAAGTATCTACCAACAACACTTTGGGGGGTTGTAGGGTAAGGTTCTCTACAGTGAAGATAGTGTCGATACGTGGAGACGTTGGGTTATCCCCAGTAACAACAGGCTTACCGGTACGGTTTTCCAACTCAAGAGCTGTATCAATGTCCATGACCAACCAGTCAATGCCAAGTGTTCTGTAATTTTCATACAGAAACTTCACATATGCCTTTTGAGTCATCTTCACACCAGGAATACCGGAGTCCAAAGTAGAGGCATTGGCTGCTACCACTGCTGCCACGTTGGAATCCACATCCCCGCTGATTAAACCAGACAAGTCTTGCTCAGCGCGGTTAATCGCCTGCTGTCGAGAGTTGGCGGTCAAGGCCAGGGAAACCAGGTCAAGAGTTGACGCCTGTAGTGCCTCATCTGAGATTTCCAGACCGATAGCACGAGTAGGCATACGGTAGCTCTTATCGCTGGTAGTGATTTGAACCATGTTTGGGGGTGGCGCCAGTTGAGAGATAGGCTGATCCGAAACATCCTTAGGTCCAGTCACGTTGATAACCGGCTGTTCAATACGGCTGGAAGTTACGTTAGAGGTAATAGCAGTCATATCGTTCAAGCTTTTCAAAAAGGGGTCGTCACTTTCGTTTAGCTCAGAAAATACAGACTGAAGCACCACCTCTGGGTAGAGGATACGTGAGGCTGGGGTGCCAATACTAGCGCCACCGTCACGGGTGATAGCCCCAGCGTTTAGCACTGCATTGCCGCTCATCACATCCGCCATTGTAGGCGGGTTGATGCCGTAGTTGTTACTGCTACTCAAAAACAAACCAGCACTGGACGCCATCTGGTCGAAGGTAGAGGCAGTAGGGTGGTTTGTTTTAAAATTACGGTTAATGTACTGAGATAAAGAAACGCCTGCGTCGGCGGCCTTTTTGTATAAACTTACGTCCAGCTTAACCTCTTGGTTGTTGCCTTGGCAGTCTTCAAAACTTACTGAATTTTCTTCTGGCATGATGTCATCCTGATTATCTAAAAATGAGTCCAAGTATCTGGAGTGGTTAAATACGCTCAATCATTACAGTGTCACCAGCTACGCCGGTACCTGAAACAACCTTGATTACTTTCCAGTCGGCGCCCGCTAAAATCTCCACCACCAAACCGCCAGCAGTATTGATAGCAGTCTGAGTGCCGGCGGCAACACGAGTACCTACCGCAGCAGTACCTACTTCTGCTGCATCGACAACAGCAGTAGTAACGCGACCGCCCATCTGAACGGAACCAAAAGCAAACCCGTCATTAACAGTGTGGTCTACAACTGTTTCCAGGATACCGTCGATCTCGTCACCTTTAGCGCACAACACGAAGTTATCAGCGGCGCCGTATTTAACAGCCTTGCCAATATCATTAGTAGTCAATTTATTGCTGGCGTCTGCTCCCAGAGCACCTGATGCGTACTGTTGTTCCCCAACATTTTGAGTAAAAGAAAAAGAAGCCATATTTCTGTCCTTCCTAAGTTAAAGATTAAATTAAAAGTTACTTTTTACGAGAAACCAAACCCACTACGGTGTCATTGAAGTTATCTGAAGCTCCGATCAGCTCTACAGAAAGGTCTTCAGACTCCACCTGTTGACCAACAGGGTACCGCTCACGCAGCCTTGTCTGGTTTTGCTCATACATCGTTAAAAGGTTCTCAGCAGAGCAAGCGGAGAATTCTTGCGGGCTTGCACTAAGGGCCACATTCATCCGGTTAATGGCCTCCTTCACGACACCTAAAAGCTTCTCCTGCGTAGCTTCCTGTGCAGACAGTTTGTCTTCAAGCTCAGAAACTTTAGAGTTGGCCAGTCCCAAATCAGTGGTCATAGAGAGAAGTTTGTCTATTAACTGTGTACTCCCTGTAACAGGTTCTTGGTCTTCAACCCCTTCTCCTGGTACTGTTGGTTCTGCTTCAGATACCTCCGAACCTTCCCCGTTGGCTTCAACAACAGGCGCAACAACCTCGGCCTGTACCTCTTCACCTCCCCCAATCACGTCGGAGACCTCCGCACCTTCTATAATAGCTGCTTGAGCTTCAGGCGTGATGATCTCCTTAGCGGGGGTTTTTTTGAATATACCTTTAGGCATATCGCCCTCCATTGTTTTACTTGCATTTAACGCCGGGGTTTCGTCTGCAACAAACATCCCCCCAACACCACGCCCAGAAGAAGGTGCTTCCTCTGAACCTAAAGACGATGCCAAGTAAATCAAAGCATCGTCAAAAGAACTGACCTCATCAATAAGGCCTATCTGTACCGCTTCTTCCGCGAACATTGTACTACCATCGCCAATCCTGGCTCTGACCAACTCGGGAGATTGCCCCCGACCTTCCGCGACGGCGTTAATAAATTTGCCGTGAACATAATCCATTTCGGTCTGGAGGTCTGCAAGGTCAACATCTCTCGGGGTTTCCAAGGGGTTGATGCGTGCCTTCTTATCGCCGGACCGCATTACCTTTACCGAAACGCCTTCTTTCTCAAGCTTTTTGGTAACATTAACCAACTTGGCAATCACACCTATAGAACCTACGTTAGACATATCCGAGGCGCTGACCTGACTGCCTTGCACACCCAACCATACTGCCGCGCTGTGCATGTTACCCGCTACAAACGTATGTAGAGGCTTTACCGCTTTAAACTGGTCCAGAGTCTGTACAACATCGTTCAGTCCATTAACGTCTCCGCCGGGGCTCGACACATGCAGCATAGCGGCATTCAGCGAATCGTCCACGGAGGCTTCCATAACCGCTTGCTGTAGCAAACCATAAGGCGTAGCTCCGAACATTAACGCCCAGAAACTGTTACCTTGAACCAAAGGGCCTTGCACAGTAATAACGCCTATCTCTTTACCATCTACTGAGGCGCGACTAAGGAGGGGGGAGTGAAACTCCTCCTCCTCGTCCTCATACTCGTCAGAAAAAGCCTTCATCATAGTGGCAGTTTCTTCGTCTGTCATATTGCCGATGGCTTCTAAATCTTTTTCCCAGTCTTCTAACGACTGGTCTGAACCGGCCCATAGTTGTGGCATACGCTATTCCTTTTCCTGATTACCAGGAGTCTTATCAGGCGAATCAGGGGCTAGTGCCGCCTCTTGCCCGCCTTGTTTATTTGAAATCTGGTCAGAGGAGACAGCCTCATCCTCCATGTGTAAAAACATAGTACCACTTAACGGTGGTAGCGAAGAGTCTCTAAAGCTGGTTCCCAATAACATTGCTGCTTCGTCATCTGTGATAAAGCCGAGAGAAAGTTGGTTAAGGATACGAGATTGTTTGACCGACTTGTGCGCCTCCAACTCGTTAGTGGGACGTAAATCAATCGGATCAAACCTGAATTTTATGTAAATATCTTCGCCTTGCAGCCTGGCGCCCAAGGTTAAGGCGCGAGACATGAGGGCTTCAACTGGTTGGCGTATCGTCTCCACGCTCTTCAAATACAGCATACTCTCAGTATTAGACAAACTCTGTGAACCTTTACCTATGCGAAGACCAAGTACAGAGGGCATGCTCTTTAAGGCGCTCGCCACCACTCCGCTAAGTGTCTCTAGAAGATCTGTGTAGCTTGCGCTCTCCCCCTTAGCACTTAACATATTGAAAGTAACATTATCAAACGCCACAAACGCTTCCTCCGGCGTCGCGTCTTCTAAAACTTTGGAGGTGTCTGCCTGAAGTTGTGTGAGGTACGTGGCTAGTTTTTCGGTGTCGGCCTGAGTTCCAGCCGGCGCCGCTGCAATCGCTTTCTCCAAGTCAATGCTAGCCGTCACTCGGGAATGTCCAGTCCTCTTTAACACAACTCCCATATCTTCGATGAAATCCAGGAAGCGGTAAACATCCGGCAGTGCGCTTTCCAACATAGAGTGTGGTTGAAACTCCGAAGCGTCTAAGTGAAGACTCTCAACCCAAAATGTGGGAATATCTAACGGCACGTTTGAGCCCCCAGAACTAACCTGCTCCGGGTACTTGCGCTTATCCTTCTTCACCACCCACTCAAGCTTGTCTACGTTCACCGGCACAATGCGGTCTGGAAGACGGTACTTGTCGAGCACCAACTCCCCAGCACACCCTCCTGTTAACACCACCTCTTTCACCAACGTTTGCAGCAAACTGTCCACAGATTGCTTGTCAGAATACCCTTGTGAATAGTCTTGTAAGGTGTCTAGGGAAGCCAGTATGGACTTAGCCACCAACGTCCCCGAACCGCTGAACTTGTGAGTTAGAGAGTCATAACCGTACACGGTGTAGCCAGACATGGAAGTATTGACGAAAGACGACACCGCCGCTGATAACAGCCCATTGACCTTAACAAGCGCCCTAATGGCGTCTCTCTTAGACAGGGCCCTAACGTCACGAATACTACGGTTGTAGTAGTCCTGAGAGATTTGTGTAAGTTTAGACCCCTCCTCTTCGGTACTAAATCCGGTAGAGGAAACCCTAGCTTTCTTTATTTGTGAAGGCTTAGGAGGAGTGATTTTTTTCTGCTTCTGTACCATAGGTTAATTAAGTCCTGGGAACGTTCTACCTAGGGAGTATACAACAAAGGAGGAGTAGCGTAAAAACACCCTCTCCTAGTGTTAGAATTTGACCCCCTCCCCATAGTCAACTTTAGACTTACCTACGAGCGGTAGCACCACACCATTCCCCGCCGCACGGGAACTACCAAAGATGTCAGAAGCTAGGCAAAGGTAGTTAAGTGCATGCGCCCAATGATCCTCCCTATTTTCTAACTTAACCCAACGCCCCTCCCCACCTGAAATCTCCAAGCGTTTGATACCGGCCAGGTGCTCCCCCACTCTCTGAGCCTCCTGACATCGAGGTAAAAGTATCCGGCAAGCGTTGAAGAGCTCGCAAAATACGTCAATACTGGCCGTTCTGTCTGCCAAGCACACCCCAGTATTATCGTTCAACTTGTAGTAGCCTAAAATCTTACTAAAAGCAGCCGAGCCGGAGTAATAACACCCATACCCTACCCCACTCCTGATCCCGTTAGACACTATTTGAGCTGTTGTAAAATCAGGAGCACCGTCTAAAACGACTGAACCTACGCCGTTTTTATGTAAAATGTCTAAGATTTTAACGCCTAAAGTTTCGCCAAGTGCTGTAGAGTCAAGTACTTGTAAAGAAACTACTTGAATCTCTAATATTTCTTGGGAAACGTGGTCTATAGTGGGCTTGCCTAGAGCTATCCACGTCTGCTTCTTACCTACATCGATACCCGCCACACACCCCCAATGACGAGACGTTGCTTGAACTACTCTCTGCACCCTGTCTATAACGGAGACGTCAAAGCGGGAGTCACTAGCCTCGTCCGTCTGGCCTAGCTTAAAGTTTTTCCAGTTCCTGAGTGTCTTGTAATCCTCCATCTGTGCTAAGGTGCGGTGAGGAGGGTTAATGGCAGGAACGTCAAGTGGACAGACTTTAAACCCTTCGTGGTCTTTCTGCTTACCTGGAAACTCATGCACCCATTGGCGTCTCCCTGGGTTAATTAAGGAGGTGAACAGGTCTTTTTTACAGTGTTGACATTCACAATACGCCGACTTTATCTTCTCCGGAGTTGCGATAACGTCAAATTTGGTAACCTCATCTGCCTTTACCCCTAGTTCCGGAATAACTACATCTTGTAGGAAATCAGGTGCAGACCATGTATTACAATGCTCACACTGTACTTGGTACCGCCCCTTACTGGACTTCGCATACTCTGCGCTTATTCCATACCCTTCAACTGTCGGCGTAGAGAACTTAATAAACTGCCCTTCTCCCTCCTTCTCGTGCCCAAGGCGTGAACTGAAATCACTAAGAACTGACTGGTCTGAAAAATCCACTTCATCAGAGACAACCATTGAGGCGGGTATAGAGATTGCTGAACTCTCTGAAAAAGTTCCCATGAAATATATGAAGCTGGAGCCTATTTGCTTGATCTTCGTATTGTCAGTGTCTTGGTTAAGTAAAGCAGATAAGGCCTTACTCTCCTTTATGATTGGTCCTACTCGTGTTTTGGCGAAAACTCCCGCGAAACTCCCCGATGGTAAGGTGTAGATGATGTTTATGCCTGGGTTTAGTACGGACAAGGCCAGCCCTTTCCGTATACTGATGTCAGACAAACCTATTTGAGAACACTTGATAGTGGATTGCTTAGGCGCTGAAGACCCCGCTATGTCTTTTTGAAACTCATGTTCTGCGAAGCTCCACTTTCTAGAAGAGTCTTTTGGGAAAGAGGTGTTTTCCTCTATCCACTTAGGTATGTCCTTGAATGCTCTTCTATTAGAGACTTTAGCCCTCAAGCTACCGATAAATTGCTTTGTTATCTCACTCATACTTGGGTTAGTCGTGTAAGTTCATTAAAGAAGATTTCTTGTTCTTCTTCCGGTAGATCCTTAACGGCTTGTGTAATTGCATTTCTCAAGATGTGGAGTTCCCCTTGTAGGTCAAAGTCTTTCTGCGCCCGGACATATAGACTAAGGAAGCTGTTGACCTGTCCTAACATACTGGAAACTTGTTGCGGAGTAGCCTCAATAATAAACGCTTTCTGGCTCTGGTTAAGTATGTCAGTCTGTAAAGATTTTAGAAGAGTGTATTGATGGATTAGTTCTTTCTGTATATCAATCTCCCCAGGTTCTGGAAGGAGTGCTTGTAGTAAGTTGTGGTGTTTGGTTGATAGTACCATCTCAGACAGGCGGTTTATCAGCAAGGTAGGATCTGCGTGCAGAGGTTCGTGTGGCGGGTTTTCTTCCATAAAGGGGTCGTTGGCCATGGGATTTCCTTGTGTTTAGAGTTTTGTTGATTTTGTCTTGTTTTTTACAAGAGGGCAAGTCTGAGGGTTGGGTGGGGGCTTTAACTTAGATTTAGGTGGGGGCTTTAACTTAGATTTAGGCGTGTCGCGTTATCACAACTGTTTTCCAAAAATTTCAGATTTTGAAAGGGGCGTCAGTCCCCCTCCCGCCTATAACTTTAACGGCTAAAATGTACCCCGTCTATGGCATAGAACCTGCAGAAGAATTAGGCGTGTAATCAAGTTATAACCGCCCGTTGTTTATAGCTTTTTAGTATCACAGTAACTCCTTTTTAATAGCCATATGGCTTGCAGTTAGTAGCCATTCTGCTATTATTAATAGTGTAAGTTACTTAAACAGATACATAAGGAAACGCCATGGATATTTTAAGCCCCGAAGCTATAAACATAATTACAATGTGTACAGTTAGCATTTTCTTTTGCGTGCGCTTTATAATTAAATCTTAACCTCTTATAACTTTTAGTTATAAGAAACTTTGACAAGTCAAACAAAACAAAACCATAGGGAATAAAATTATGAACACTCTAATCACAGCATATCAGCTAGCCCAAGCCAGCCTTTCGAAAGCAGCAAAAGCAAAGGCCGCCTCTTACGTCAAAGCTGAGAAGTCCGAACTAAAAGCAGTAGCAAACACGGCGGAAAAGTTTACAGATTACTTCACAAGCCTAGAACTGCTAAACGCCTCAGCCATGTTAGATAGCTTAAACAGCGTAGAAGGCGTGGAGGATAAAAAATTCTACAACAATGTTAAAAAAGCTTTAGAGCGTGGCGCTAACCTGCAGGCCTTGTCCGAAGGGCAGACTATCGGACTAAAAAAAGGCGTGTTCGTTATCAAGAAAACCGCCAAGAAAAGCGATAGCCCTAAACCTGAAACGGCGACCGAGAAAAACCAGCGTTTAGAGTTAGAGCTAGAAGAACAAAAAGCTCTTACTGAAAAAGCAAAAGATGATGCTATTAAGTTAGCCACTTTTGAGGGCGCGTTATACGCCTTGAACACTCTATCTGTGGTGGATATGAATTTAAGCGGCGAAGAAAGTATGAAACTTTTACAGGTAGCCCAACAATTAATACTTAAGTTGGAAAAGAATACGCCTAAACAAGCCGCTAACAAAGCCGCTAACAAAGCCGCCTAGAAAATCATACGGGAAAGTTTGACTAATCAAACTTTCCTGTAACGCAACATAGGGACCACGCCATGAGCTACGTACAGCAGTTAGAAAGAGCTTGCCTTGCGTTTAAGGTCACTAAGTATAGCCAAAAATGGTTGTACATTAATGACAATAAACTGCCCGCCTTAGTCATTAACCCTGACAATACTTACGCCGTGTTAAGTTTCGACCACTTGGGTAGGCTTATAGGCCGGTATTACGACAACGGACAGGAGGACACTTACTATTACCCTACGTTAGCTTGCCCCAGTGTTCTGGTAGTGCCGGAATTTGTAGATTACGAGCTTCTGTACCTACCGGAAAAAACTTTGACCGGTCAAACTTTCCACAACCTGTAAGGGATCAACATGGACACGATTAATTTAACTCCTAAAACTATTGTCATGAACGACGGCACCGTCTACATACCAAGCGGTAGAGTGGCGCGCCTAATTACTCACTGGAGTGATATTAGCGAAGATGTTTGTTATGCCTGCTATGAAGGCTGTGTAAACGTCCCCTACCCTAAAGAAGGTGTGAGGTACATCACCTCAAAAGTAGTAGCTCAGACCCTTAAACGTAGTGACGTTCTAAGCGCTGCTACCGACCACCCCAACGTTATAAGAGGTACTGCTGGTAGAGTTATTTCTGTACCTTCTTTGCAGGCGTGGTGATTGCAAATTGGGCAAAAACTTTGACAAGTCAAACTTTCATAAGGAATCAAAATGAATAATTTAGAGCAGGCAGTATTGAGGCAATCTGGCCTAGGCCTAAAACAGTTTCGCAAGTGTAAGAAGTTCCCAGGGTTCAGGTCGCAAAAGAGTATCGAGACCTTCTATAAGGAGCACCGAGTGGGGATCTTAGTTTACCTAAAGCAGAGTACCTACTCAGAAGGCTGTAGTTTAGGCGAGTACCTCTACAGACAGAGAAGTGACTCTGAGATCACCCTAACAGATATAGAAGACGTTTTGCTGGGGATTCCCAACCCGTGGCAGGCGTGGATTACAGTGGATATTGTACTGGCTGTGGTGGGGCTTGTTTCTTCGTATATATAATTATTTTAGCTTTTTAGCTTATATGCTGTTGAGGCAACAGCATATAAGTAATTTTTGGGGTTGTCAAGAGGTAAATAAGGTTTAGGGAGAGGCTTAGGCATGGCGTTAGTGAAAAGTATACACAATTACGTGTTTTTGGGCCTTTTTCGTACGTTTTTTAACCAAATAAAAAAAAATAAAAAACTATATATTAGTTTTGCTTTTTTTGTTTCCGGGTAGAAATAGGCCATTTTAACGATTCTGACCTTCTAACGGGTTTTTCGATTAGGGGTCAAACTAATACACGATTTTAATCAGTATTTAGCGTAGTTGTAAGTTATTGAAAGCTATAGAGAAATAAACACTACTTTCCACCAAAGAAAGTGGTGTAACTTTCTTTGGTTTTATGCATTAAGAGGCTTAGGCGCGGGTTTAGGCGGGGTTTTATAAGGTATGAGGGTTATTAAACAATAAGTTATATGATATATAATATAATTATGTAATATAACTTACTATAATCCTTAAGTGCTAAATACGGCCTGTTGGGACTATTTTTACCTCTTTTTTACTTACTTACTCTGGCTGACTAAACGAATTCTATTCTAATGGGTACGCACTAGGTTTTTGGGGAATTATTTTTTTCAGGCCGTTTTCGTATACAATTATATTTAGTTTTAGGTTCCCCACGCCTAACCCCACGCCTAACCCCACGCCTAACCCTTTGATAAGGAAGTGAAAATGAGTATATTCGACGAACCTAGCGAAAGTCCAGATTATAGTAAAAACCGATTCAAAGACCTACATGAGGGTTCTAATATCGTAGGTAGTCCATTCACAGTGGTCGAAAAGTATCTAGACACTGTTGTGGTGTCGTGCCCTCACAACCACCGCAAGACTCTGAGGTCTGTTGACTTAAAGAGAAAGCATGTTTGCAAGGCATGCAGCGCCGATACTGCTGAGAAGCCTCTCAGTGGCCTACAGAGGAAAAGGCAGGCAAATGCCCAACAAAGGTACCTCACCACCTTACTAACACGCCTAGACCAAGAACCAGGGCACTACGTACTGCCAAAACTTGTCGTAGATGAGTTGCTTAAGTGTTCAGTCGCCGGGCATAAGGAGTACACCAGAACACTTGTGGATCTAACCAAAACAGATTACGACCCCCTCACAGAGCAGCAGCAGTGCCAAGTTTTGGAAAGTACCATTAAACTGTCTCGGGACAACTTCGAGGAGATAGGTGGGAAAATAGAAGCAGTAGAGAAAGGCCTAGCCACGGCGTTAGAAGAAGTATTCGACGCCCTGAAAGTAATTGTATTGGAAATCCCCTCCTTAGATCACCAAATAGAGAGGGGGTTGAGACTAAGGAGGCAGACCCTTACAGAGGTAAAGAAGAAAGACTACAGGGAATTGCTTGAAAAAGTAACTAAAAAAATCATAGCAGCACCACTCCTCAGTAAAACCAAGAAAGATCCAGAAATGGCTGGCACCTACGCAAGAGGTAGGACAGAAGAAGTAAAAAGACTACTTGTAGAACTTTACGGTGAAGGGGCAAAATTAAGTCACTTAAACGAATTGGTGGAGGACTTCAAAGGGTCTGCTAAAGGCGCTTTAGAGGACAGTACATTGGCAGAAGATTTAAAGTCTTTGACAAGTCAAACTTTTAACACAGGGAATTTGAAATGAAGATTAGATTTTTAACTACAAGTCTCTTAAGAAACTTAGGTGCTTGTAAGGATGGGATAGAGTTTTTTCAGCGTAATAAGTTGGAAGGGCTTCCTCTTGACCTTTTAGGTAAAGTTGAAGGAGATTATTGTAATTATATTGCTTGGGTTAGACGGGAAGTAAGTCCTTTAGAGGTTTCTGGAACTATTTTTCGTAACACAAGTACAAGAGAAAGCAGGGAGTTTGAT